CTTTAAAAGTGACGTAACAAACGTTACTAAATGGGATGTTGAAATAGAACAGGACAATGTAAAGGAGGGTGACAAGCTAACACGTCACAACCAATACAACGATACAACTGTACGACTAGACGCAGGTGAGTACGTTACTAAAGAGGGAGTTAACTTCTTAGTAGATGCAGACGGAGTTGTACAGAAAATGGGATTTAGAAAAATAGATAAAATGACAGATAAAAAACAAAGCTTATTCGACAAGTTCAAATCACTTTTTGATGAAGCAGAAAAAACAGAACAGAATTTTGCAAGTGCAACAGATGCCGAAGGAAAGGTAATTATGTACGAGGGTGAACTAGGAGCAGGTACGCAACTATTCATTGAATCAGAAGGTGAGCAGCTACCAGCACCAGAAGGAGATTATCAACTTACTTTAGAAGATGGTTCGGTACGTATCGCGATGGTTGACGGATCAGGAATCATCACTTCAATTGAAGAGTTCACCGATGAAGATGTAGAGACACCCGCAACGGTAGACACGGAACTACGCACAGAGGTTGAGGAACTAATGGCAGGTATCGCAAAAGAATACAAGGCTAAGTTCGAAAAACAAGATGAACGTTTCACGGCTATTGAGAAAGAAAACAAATCTATGAAAGCTGAATTGTCAGCGATCAAGAAGGGTGAGAAGTTCGAAGTAAAAGCAAACGCAGCAGCAGCAACAGAAAAACCAATATTGAGTTCAACAGATATTTTGAAAAACTCAAGAAATTAAACAACAAATAAAATGAGCATTAAAGCACAATTAAAACAAAGATTTGGTGTAGAGTTGGACGAGATGATCGAACGATTCAACCAAAAGAAAAAAGAAACATTCGACTATGATAATTCGGCACTTCCTGCATGGGGAGATAATACAATGCCAAATTTCATTACAGACTTAATCGAGGACTCAAGTTTCTTATCAGACTTGACGCTAGAAGAAGGGGTTAAAGGTTATGTAGACATCGCATTGCTAAACGCTGATATTACACTTCAAGCTAAGACAGGGTGTACAACTTCACCAGATGGTTCGGTAGTATTCACAGAGAAGCGTTTGACTACTGTATTGCTTCAAGCAGGTATTGAGTTCTGTAACGAAGACTTGAACGGTAAGATTACGCAAATCTTGAACGTTATCGGGCTTAAGAAACAAAATGGTCAACTTCCTTCTGAATTGGAGAGTATCTTAATCGCATACTTAACTAGAGTAATTTCTAAGAAAGCACAAGATTTAGTATTGAGTGGTGATACTGCATCAGGTAACGCGGAACTTGCATTGATGGACGGTCTACGTAAAATCATTTACGCTAGTGCAGACGTAACGGTTGTAACCACAGCAGTAACAGCAGCGACAGGATGGAAAGATACAAACGGTTATGATCTGGCAAAAGAGCTTTACAAAGGTATTGATACTGAGTTATTGGATAACGGAATCCCTCACAAAATGTACATGGGAAGAACAGAAGCGTTAACAGTTTTAGAACAATGGAATGCTTCTAATCCTTATACACAGGTGTCACCAGACAAGAACACAACGAACATGCAATTTGAATTGCCGTTGATGGGAATCATGATTGAGACGCTACCGCAACTTAATAACACAGCAGAAGCAATTGTTATGCCTTTATCACTTACGTTCTTAGGAACTGACTTGATGAGCGACATGGACTTAGAAATTAAGTACGACGACTACAATGATAAATTGAAAGCCGAAGCTAGTTTCAGAATGGGTACTCAAATTGTTTGGGATAAGTACTTTACACGTTTAGAGTTCACACCATAATTGACAATTCACTAAATTATTAACGGGGGTTCGCGCCCCCACTTTTAAAACAAAAATATTATGTGTGAATTAACAGCAGCAATTAACGGTATTCAGTGTGACGAAGCAGGAGGAGTAGATACTTGGTATATGTACCCACGATTCGATTCAGCAGGAGCAACGACAGTAGATACGTTTACTTTCGCAGCAGGTGAGGTAACAGCCTTAACACTTTTAGCTACAAAGTACGCGTACCCTGTAACAGTAGAACAAGAAACTTCAAGTGTAACGGACACTGCAATTGGTGAACGTGCATCAGGATCATACGCAAGAGAACAAGCAGCAGTATTGATGCTACATGGTAATACAAAAGAAATGATTGTTTCAGTTGAGGAACTAGCTAAAGGGCGTACAAGTCTTATTGCTAAGTTGAATGACGGAACTTATGAATTGTATTTCAGTAAGTACGGTGCTAAATGTTTAGATGAGCGTGCAACAGGTACAGCATTCGAGGACATGAACGGAACTACATTGAATTTCGCAGGTAAGGAAACTTACAAGGGATTGAAGATTGACAGCGCGATTGTATTGGCATTGTTAGCACCTTGATCATTTACTAACTAATACTTAAGGGAGGTTAACGCTTCCCTTTTTTTTGAATTATGAGACAATTTTACGACAAGAAACTAGGAATGATAAAAGACATTCCCGAAAATAGAGCTATTTTAGTTAAATTAGGACACATCAAAGAGGATAAAAAGGATGATACTATTGCAAAAGAACCAACTAAACAAGATAGCGGTAACTCTAAGCGAACTAAAAAGCGACCTGCTTCCGAATAATTGGTTATTTGTATTTCATCTTGAGCAGGATCAAGGGGACGGCAACCACTCTAAGAGATTACAATTACCAGATTTAGGAGTAAGCACGAAGAGATACAACTATTTTGAGCTTACAGAAGGGACGGACGTTACCTTTGATATAACAGGATACTACGAATATAGATGTTATCAGATGCCTAACGACACAAGCACAGACGAAACACTAGGAAACTTAGTTGAAGTTGGCAAGATGTTGTTACAGGGTACACCTGAGACAGAATATGTAAACGAAGTATCGACAAATACGTATATAAATGCCTGAGAATACCGAAGATATAAAGAACACAGCAAAGTACGTGTTTAGGGAAGCCAACAAACCCGAACCAACAGAGAAGATAAACCAACAAACAGGCTCTGTTAACTGGGGACACGATAATCTTTACCCGCAAAACCTTAACAAGTGGTACTACGAGAACCCTGTACACGGTGGGATTATTAATCAGAAGGTTAAATTCATCACAGCAGGAGGTGTAAAAGGAGATCAATCCATAATAGACAACGAAAGTAGTGCTTATTCTTTACAAGATGTAATTGATTCAGTTTGTAGAGACTTCGAGATAGGAGAAACACAAGATTGGTTATTTAAAAAGAACCTAACAACGGGTACTTGGTACGTTGAACCAATGGATTATGAGCTTATTCGGGTGAATGAGAACAGAACCTTTTATGAGTTCTCGCAGGATTGGAGCAAGAAACGACAAGGAATAGATACGGGTTACAGAAGGATAAAGAATATCCATTACGTAGATGTAGAGACAGATTCAGAATGTTTGATGCACGTAATCACTAAGCCAAAACAAAGAAACTTTGATGAGTTAAAAGGATTAACAGCTAATTACTATCCGTCAGTAAACTACTCAGGTGCTATTACTGATATAATGGCAGCTATTGAAATGTCGTTCTTTACATACTCTGAGGTTGTTAACGGATGGAAGGGCGGAACATTAATCAACTTTGCTAACGGGCGACCAAAGGACAAGGATCAACGTAGACTACTAGAGAAAGAGCTTAAAATGAGTTCAACCGACCGAAACAAGCAAGGGGGGTTGATATTAACCTTCTCGGATGGTAAGGATTCACAGCCAATGGTTGAGCAAATAAACGGTAATGACCTAGATAAACGCTACGATCAAGCTAAAAAGACTACCACAAACTCTATTATGGTTGCTCATGGTGTTATTTCTCCCTCTTTATTTGGAGTATTCACAGAATCCATGTTTGGAAGTAAGGAAGAAATGGAAACAGCATACCTTTTATTTCACGAAAACTACGTAGAAGTTAGACAAAGACAACTATTAGACCCCTTGAACTGGGCGTTTACTAGGCTGAATGGTGGTAATCCTAATATTGAGTTTAACGAATTCGTACCTTCAATACTTGTGGATCAGAATGTAGACCCTGACAACGTAGTAGCAGAGAGTATTAACAGTATGTCACCATTGGTAGCTACTAAGGTGCTTAACTCAATGACTATAAACGAGACACGTAGGCTCGGTAAGTTACCTCCAATTGAAGGGGGAGACGAAACACCAACAGCTACGGTTGATGAATTCAAGAAACAGGAGCACGACAACGTTCTTTTAGAGTTTGCTAAGTTTGGTAGACCGCGTTCAGAGTTTGAAGTATTACATTCTGATGTTTATTCAGTTTACGAAGACAACGAAGAAGATTTTAAAGC